TTACTGAGATCCCATCCGCCTTGATTGATCACATCACCATAGCGATCCGCGTTTGCTGTGGAAGCGATAAAGCTCACAACAGGGCTATCTTTGGCCGCATCGCGCAAGATCTCGCATTGTAGGTTTTTGATGTACATAGATCACCTCTAATGTGTATATACACGAAATGCACACAATTTGCAACGTATAGCGATCACGCAATAAAAAACACCCCACACAAAAGGCGGGGTGTCTCACACATGTAATCAATCAGTACATGATTATCTAATACCAAGATCCTCGAAGGTCAAGCCTTTTTGTGCAAGGATCTTGCGTACCTTCGCACGGCCAAAGATTTTGATCATCTTGCGGATCTGTTGGGTGTCTACTTTTTGCATGTGCTTTGCTCCTTTGTTGGTTGTGGTGAGGTAGATTGCCATGAGGCATGAGAGGATCATGAGGATAAAGAGGGCGGGCTTGACGATGTGCACCGCTACAAATACAAGCGCACTCATGGTTGTACCTCCTTCACTGTAACGATCTCGGAATACTCAAGATCCTCGATGTCCTCATACTCAAAGATGATCATATCGTATGTGTTTTGCGTCTTTTCAAAGACCTGCCTAAGGCCGCTTTTCCATGTGATGATAATCACTTCTTTTGTTTCTTTTTGTTGCATTGTTATTGCTCCTTGTTGGGTTGTGCCCGCTTTTGCGGGCGGTTGTTGTTATTGTGAGTCTTTGTCACAAAAGTCTCTTCGGCTAGTGTTATCCCACTCTATAAAGGTAAATTCCACACACTCACATGTGTTGCTTTGTAAAAAACGCTCAAAAGAATCCTTTGAGCCCATGAGCGTCATTTTGATTCCATCAAAACTCTCTGAGAAAAATGAGGCTAAATTGTGTTCTCTCGCCAAATCATTAAGGTATCTTTCTTGTTCATTCGTCATTGTCTCGCTCCTTGTTGTTGAGTACTTTTACATTATATGTGAATGAAAAAATAAAGCAAGCACTTTTTTATTTTCTTTTGAAAAATAAATCCACACACACCTCATGCGCCTCTTTCTCAAGCTCTTTACATGCAGCTTGTATGCTCTTTGTGTTGGCGATGTTGGCGATCTCGTTGCAATCGCTTTGCGAGGTTTGCGCATCGATCCCGCGTTGTTGCATGCGGCAAAATAGCTCACGGCACAAGAGATCGCCCTGTTCTTGTTTTACGATGTAATCGGGCGCGCATATCTCTTTGACAAGATCGAGGTTTGTGAGCTGCTTTTGTACATCAACCTGACCGCGTGCAACCTCATCACCGCCAACCGCAATCACAACGGGATCGGCTTTCTTGTCACGCTTTGCAAAGAGGGTACCACCAATACCCACACCAAGACCGATCGCGGCCGCAATCAATAGCTCAATCATTTTTTTATCTCCACTCATCATGAAACCACGTAACAAATATCATCAAACACACAAGACACATCAAAGAGATGTAGTATTGATCGGGGTACATTTTATTCCACGATCGGCAAGATCGTGCACCTGCAATTGATATCCTCCGATGCGATCCCGAATCCCGCAGGCGTTGAGGTTTGCGCACCTGTGGAGGGGACTGTAAACATCTCATTGATGCCCATAATCTGACCGTCAAGCTCTTGATGTGTCTCGCGCACAAGATCATCACGTGACGATAGCCACTCTTTGCGGATCTTTATCCCATCCGCTTGCGCTGTGTTATATGCTTGCTCACTTGCGAGGTTGATTGCTTTTGTGGATTCCGTGCGTGCAATGGTTCGAGATCGCTTGATGCCAAAAGCGGTGTGTTGCTCAATACTACTTGCAATCTCATCGATGGAATCACCCTCTAATAAACCCTTCTCAATCACGTCTTTCATCTTGTTGGCGGTCGTTTGTGCGATGTTCATCGATGTAAAATCAGAGGCCTCCACAGCCGCCTCACGCGATCCAAAGGTGAGATCAAGAGGCAACGTCTTGCCCGCGCTCTCATACACATCAAGAAGGGCATCATTGCCCGCCAAGCTCCACACACTCAACCATTGACGACCCAATCTTTTTTGGAGGATTCGCACCTCGTCGACTATACCCAAAAGCAAAGCCCAATCAATCACGGCTTTACGCTCTTGCGGTGTATAGCCTTTTTGGGTTTGTATGTACTTTCTTGCTCTTTTCATATACCTTTTGCGGGCTTCTTTTAAATAGCTATGCATTGCGCGTTGTATCGCTTTCTCTGCGGGTTGTTGTGTCTTTTGAACCCACGACCGCCAACGCATTGATCGATCTTCTCCGTGGCTATCTCCCTTTTTTGTGGGATCTGCCTCATCTTTTTTGGATATGGTACGCAAAATCATCTCCATCGCACGCACGTTCTGTCCCTCTTCATCGCCAACATCCTCCGCAGGTGATTCACGCTCATCAAGAGGCACAATGGGAGCATCTTGCATGCCCTCATATGTGTACGCATCACCCGCATCCATCCCGTTGAGAATGTGCTTTGTTATGCGGTCAAGCTGTGCATCTCGCACACCTTGCAAGGCCTCAACACCCGAATAATCCACCTCAACACGAAACGAAGAATCAAAGCGCTTGGCGATCTGCGTAAGTAGGAATGATAACCGCTTGCCTCTTTTGGTTTGCACCTCCCAATAGTTTTGGGCTTGTTGGCGTGATACCGCAAAGTTGGCGCTATTGTCACCGAGCACCGAAGGAGGCACGCCAAAGACCGCGCTAATCGCTTGCCTTGTGTAGTCTCGCACAGCTTGAAACTCAAGATCACGAGGTGATACTTGAAGGGGCTCTACGTTTACCTGACCACTCAAGACCATTGCACCGCCCTCACTACTCATGCCCCTGTATGCATCAAGGATCGCACGCCTTTGCTCATAATCCCAAATATCCGCCTCATCTGCGGGTGATATGAGGATATCAGGCCGCCCTTTCTTTGCTGAGTCCGCCGCAAGCTTTTGCGCGCTTATATCCGCACTGATCTCACGCTGCAAGGGCTGGACACCGCCAAGCCCATACAAGGAATCGACACCCGCACCCCATGAGGCGCTTTGTGCATACACCACACGATCGATCGGATACTCAACAGCCGTGCCACTATCCGTAAACTCAAAGCCCTTGATCCCCACAACCGGATCGGTGATGATTTTGGTCTGCTCTGGATGCAAGCGAAATAGCGAGGTGGGCACATCGGTTGTACCCGCAAGGAGCACATAACACCCACCCGACAACATAAGATCTACAATGAGCTGCTCTCGAAACGAGAATCCATCTTTGTACGTTGAGGGTTGATCCATGAGATCCAAAAAGGGATGGTCTTCAATGATCTCGCTATTCTCACCTTTTCCACGTATGAGCTTGATCGGCAAGGCGGCAAGATCTTGCGATGCTCTTGAGACGGCCGCATATACGTATCCATGCGATGCAAATGCACTCATGGACAACTTGACGGGGTAAGGATTTGCAGCGCCTTGAGAGCGCGCCCAATCCGCACCATGCGCAGGCCTTTCGGGTTTCTCCACAGGCTTTGCAAACGCCTTTGTGATGCGTTGCCAAAAGCTCAACGGCTTTGCGGGTAAATCTTTACTCATGTATCACCTCTTCTCTTGCCCAATATAGCACGATCACAACCGCATTGCCCAAATACAACAAAGGCCGCATCATGCGGCCTTGTGGGTTTGTTGTGAGTACTCTTACAAGTCCCATCCGTCCTCATCGAGCATCGCATCAATACCACCGATGTTGAGATTCCAAATGAAAGCGGTTGCAGCCCTTGTTGAGGCAAGAGAAGCAAGAGCGCGGCCTCTTTGCTCTTCGGCTATCTTCATTGCATCTTCAAGAGTCCCCTCTACCACAAAGCTGACTACCATTTTTTTGTTTTGGTTTTCGATTTCGATTCTGAACATTGTTTTTTTCCTTTTGTTGTTTGGTTGGTGTTTTTATTATATGTCATTCACTTATAATGTGCAACAAAAAAGAGAAAACTTTTTTATTTTCTCATGTTGTCGCGGTGTTGTATGCGTGCCAACGCCTCACGGAATGCGATATCAGAAAGATCAAAGGCGCTCTTGATCTCCTCGTTTGGAAGCGCCTGATCACGCACAATGGCACCAATGAGATCATCACAACCCTCTTGCCCGTGTTTGGAATCATACGCCATCACAAGGTTTCTCAAGCGTGAGCGGTGCGCAATGATCTCAAGTTGTAGCTCTACGAGGAGATCGATCCCTCTTGAGAGCTTGCGTATTGAAGCGAGGATCCTGCCCTCAAGGCTTTGCATATCTATCTCTTTCTTGCGCATCACATACCCCCAAAGAGGCTGAGTTGTGCATTCTCTCTTTTGTATTCCTCTCTTGCCCATTGTAGTCGACCGTTGATAATCGGCAAGTATTCATCGGTGATCTCCATACCCACAAAATCAAAACCTTCGAGGATGGCGGCCGCACCCGTTGTGCCGCTTCCACAAAACGGATCAAGAATCACGGATCCCTTTTGCCCGCCTATCAATCGACAACACCAACGCATAAGCTTGATCGGCTTGACTGTTGGGTGAATGTTTCGCACCTCGTTTGCGGTTCGACCTGCGCCCGCTCTCGGACTATTCAAGCCCTTAGAATCTTCGCCATGCACTTGCTTTGCAATGCCTTTTTGTGCTTCCAAATGCTCAAGCCCCTCCTCACGCTCAGATCGTGAGGCTTTGGCGCATTGATACAGGTTTGCAGGCCATCGGCCGCCTTTTGGTGTGTATGGTGTTAGATCGCACTGTTCTCTATTTTTGGATTGCACATAAGATCCGCCCTTTGCGCTTATGTTGTTCGTCTTTTGGGATACCCAATGACGAGTATGATCATCTTGAGATCCCACCCAACACGGATCACCATAACCAAAACGACACCCATCTATATTAAGCGCACCCGTACCATGTTTCAATACATTTTGTGCAATCGTCAAACCCTTTTCAAGCGGCTTACGAAGTAATAAAGCGGGTTCAACTGCGGGCTTGAGAGCGGTGCCAAACCCCGCCCATTTTTGCGCGTCTTGTGTTGCGGGTTTTGTGATTGGTAAATTAACACGATCAATTTTGCCCTGTTGACTATTCATAGCATTCATGTGATTTGTTGGATTTGTATGTTTGTTGTATGCAATAACTTTTCTCTCAGCCTCAACCCTTTCAATTAGAGGCAAGTATTCAAGAGATAGATCGATCATTGGTTGCAAAACTTTCCATTGATCTAGTGTTGGAACATTTGCCCCGTTTTCCCAATTCCAAACACAACCAGTTAACCCGCCTGTTTTTGATGGAAAAAATTTTGCAATGTCTTTTTGTGTGAGTTTACTTTTTTTTCTTTGCTCACGAAAATGCAAAGCAAACTCTTTGTACATTGTATTTTTGATACATTCACGATCGATCGCCTTGCTTATATCGTGCGATTTTGGGAACCCTGAGAAATAACACCAATGGATCATGTCACGGATTCGAAACCCTCCTTTTTGCGCAGCCATGCCCAAAGCACATACCGTGCGTGTTGAGCTAAAGGCGATCATGTGCCCGCCATGTTTCAACACCCGAAAGCACTCAGCAAAGAAGTTGTGACAAGGCACAGCGGCATCCCACTCTTTGCCCATGAAGCCCTTTATCTTGCGCCCTTCTTCGATATCAGCCCATGTACGTGCGATGCCATCTGCGGACATGCCATAAGGTGGATCGGTTACGATTGCATCAATACTGCATGAAGGGATCTCTTTGAGGAGATCCATGCAATTACCGTGCATGATCTTTGCGGTTGGCATATCGTGCCACATATCTTGATCAGTCATCACGATCCCCCACAACCTTTGGAAACCCTTTGATATATGCGGCCGATCGTATCGTGTTGTATTCTATCCACTCGACAGCCTCCATGCATGAGAAGCCTTGATCCATGAACGTCTCAACCAAAAGATTATAGTCATACAACACCACACCATCAAAGCCCCAGATCGCGCGATCATGATGCGCACGAGGCTCAAGTAAAATCGATCCATTTGGGATCTCCACTCCGTTTATTTTTTGCATATATACTCCTTGTTTTACTGTCTGTGTTTTCGGTAGCGGTACAAAAAAGCACATTCGTACCTCAGTGCATCCATACCGTGATCATGGATCTTTTCTGGCTTGTCTTTGCCTTTGGTCTTGCTCCACTTGTATTTACGAAATTCCTTGATAAGCTCTTTGCATGTATTGAACACCACAAGAGCGGGCTTGCCCTCCGCATTGAGTTTGAGGCGGTCTTTGACAAGGCCAATGGTTTGCACAACGCCCATGTGTTTTGGTGCGGGCTTTGTATGCAAACGCAACTCACGAGCAAGAAGCAAGCGCCCATCCTTACTCTCAGGATCTGCCACGATCCAACGAAGATCGGGATCTCTTGCGCCCAACGCCTTTATCATGCGCCCGTTTTCAAGGGTGGTTTTTTCGGTCTTGAAATACTCGCGGTACACATACAACACATCATTGTCCTCATCATGTGCGATCCACAACGCCACAAAAGGATTACGTACCCCAAAGTCAATGGCGACATCACGCGGAAAATGCTCAGGTATTTCGAAAGGCTTGCATGTATGCACAGCCCGATCAAACTCATTGTATACGAGCCCGCTTTGGCTTGTGAACATACCAAAAAGGCGCGCGTTTTGGCTTGCCTCGCTCAAGTGCGCAACAGCTCTCCTCAACTTATTCGATGAGATGTATGGGTTATCAAGACCTGATATCGCATAACGATCAAAGCCTTGTGGCGGGCTGTCCACAAAGAAGTCATACATAAAAGACAACCCTTTCAAGGGTGTTGCGGTGATCAAGATCTTGCCTTTGGTATCCACGATTCGAAGCATACACTCTTCAAAGACCTCTTGATCTGGCTCTTCATCACACCACACAAATTTAACCGATGCACCTTGGAAAGCCTCACGCCCTGCGCTATCACTCAAAGACACGATCCGGCCTCCATTTGGAAGCCTCATGGCCGCGCGATCTTGTGCTCTCCATCTTGTATATCTTGTGCCCTGCGGTGCATATTGCTCAAGCTTTGGCCGCCCATATTCAAGGGCATCACCATATGAAAGAGCGACATACCACACTGTTTGAGGCTTGCGCTGTACCATATCCGCAGGCAAGCCATTGAGCTTGAGCCACTCACGAACCCACCATTGATCACGACCTGCGGCAATGGCAACGGCCAATTGTGCACCAAATTGCGTCTTGCCCGCACGGTTTCCTCCTGTGCACAAATACGCCTCATCGCTATTCATGAAACGAATCGCGGCCTCTCTTTGTGATGTTCTTGTTTCCTCAACATCACACCGATCACAACGATATGAGCCAAGACCCACCATCCGCATCTCATACCCGCAACCGCGTGCCCGCTCGCTCTTCGAGCCAAAGCCATCCCACCTGTGGCAATGAGGCACCCAAAGGCGCGACAACGCCAAAGGATACCCTCTCATCACGTCGAGAAGTTGCCGCCTTGCCCGTTGCAAGCTCATTGGGCACGCCACCGCAAGAAGGTTGTGTATATCTCCTCAAACACCTCTTTCTTAGTTGCGTGCAACTTCGGCGCAAGGTAGCGCGCAATCCGGTAATAGGTGTCCTCTCTTGGTGGGTATCCCATAATCCATTTGTTGAGGGTTTTGGGGTGCACACCGCAAAAAGATGCCCATTCTTTGCGGTTGATGTTATCGGATCCAGCTGTGGAGATATACCGTCGCATCAAGCTTGCAAACTCCTCACATTTTCTATTTGGGTTTTTTCTCTTTCTTTCTTTACGCTCTGGCTTTGGTGGCACGGAAGTGACAAGAATGTCTTTACGCATAGATCTTCTCATTGTGCACCTCTTGCCCGATACGCCTCTTGTATGGTTGAGATCACAGGTGCGCCATGTATGGTAATATGCTCTACCTCGATCGTTTTTGCTCCCTCTTTGGTGCCCACCGTAATCTTGATGGGCATGGCTTTTGTTGCGGTCATGGTCAAAAATGTACAATCATCATCCGCATGAAGATACGCCACAGGATCCGCAACACCCACACCACGAAGAGCAGTCTTGATCTTTTGCGTGAGCTGATCATCTGCGCCTTTGTATCGCTCATCAAGAGCACGAATGATTTTGAGGCTTTGCGCCCGCCTGATAAGACTCTCGAGCTCAACCGATGTAAGATCCTCAATGTTTCCAAAGAGAGAGGGTTGCGCGGGCTGTGGATCTTCTTGTGGAGCCTCATGCGTTGCCCATGATGGTTTGATGGTTATGCCTTTGGGTTTGTGATCCTTGTGCCAGACAACACACCGCATCTTTTGTGGGTACGCTGAAAGATCACCGCCAAAAACATGATACTTGCGATCCGCAAATCCAATCTTACCTTGAGAGGCGAGGTGATACGCCGCCGCCCAAAAGGATCCACTATGGGCACCGTTTTTGTTGCATATCTCACGAAGTGTGAAGATCTCTTTTGGCGAGGCTTCGAGATACCCAAGAATCTTGCGACACGAGGCAAGGGAATTGCGCCCGCGCTCCTCAAGATCTGCATTTATTTTTTCATTTATCATTGTTTTACTCCTTGTTTTTTGAGTCTTATTATGGGTTTGCATTGTTGTTCTTGTGTGCCTGCGATCCCAAAGATCGCATATAGGTTGTGAATCGCTTGTATATAGTAAGTATTGGGATCGTTGCGGTTGATCTGTTGTGCCATGACATGCACAAGGCGCGCATAACAGTACACAGGATCACGACCTTGCCGCATGAACACACAGCGATCAAAAATGCGTTTTGGGTGTATCTCTCGCCCTGCAATGCGCATCTCATCGTACATGCTCAATCCTCATCAAGATCGATCTCAGGTGCTTCTATCACAGGAAGGATCTCTTTCTTGTATTCTTGCACCAATGCACGCACGTCCATGCTCTCAGCATCGATCGTAATCTGTACGGGTGGCGGTGCGTCTTTTGTCATGCCGTGACAACGCTCAAGAAGCCACGCGGCCGCCTGCCATTGATCACGGCTTGCCTCTTTGATGGTTTCCAACAAACCCAATGCGCCCTCAGCTCTTGCTTTTTCGAGCTTACGCACAAAGGATTGATATGGCTGTTTGCCCTCACGCCCTAGATTGATCCACCTGTACAACGTTGAGGGATCGAGGCCTGCGTAATGCGCAACCATCTCTCTTGTGTGCCCTTTTGTGGTTGCTTCCATAATACGCGCAACGATGGCATCATTGAGTTTGAGAGGCCTACCCATCAAAGCACCTCATTGAGGATTTGCCGGATGGCCTCGCCTCGTGAGATTTTGCGCTCTTTGGCGTAGTCATTTAACTTTTTTAGCATCCACTCGGGCATAACTGTTGTTATGCGCGGTGAATTCTTGCCCTGTGTAGGCCGCCCGCCCGCCTTAAGGATCTCGTTGTTTTCTTGTGAATAGCTCATTACACACCTCTCAAAAGACTCATAGCGTCCTTTTGCCATGATGGGGTATCTCTCGCAATCCTTGCCACGCCCTCAATAAAACTCTTTTTCTCATCAGATAGCGGAATCCTTCCTTTTTCCCACCTGTTTACAATCTCCCTTGACACACCCAAACGATGCGCAAACGCCTCTTGTGTCAATCCCAACGATTGACGAACAGACCTTACAAACGCCGCATCACGATTCTTGCTGTAATGATTCTTTGCTCTTTCGGGATGTTCTGCAATATAGGTGGTTTTATCGTCAATCTTCACGAGCATATCAAAAAGGATGGCCTCACCATCGCCCTCTCTTACTCGCCAATAATCATCTTTTAGCTTCTTGATCTCTTGATCTTTTCTCTCTAAGTATACGTCTTTCATTTCTCTTGCTCCTTGCTCTTTCGCGCCCATTCCTCAAGCTCTGTGAGGTGATAGCACGTCTTTTTGTAGTGGAAGCCCGCACAATCACAAAGACGCGCCACGCCTTGCCCGTTGAGCCTCAAATATAGTGTTGTTTTATACTCCGCATCACTCCATCCGCAGGTGATGCGACTGATTTTAAATGCACCACACTGATCGCTTTTGCGCTGTGGGTGCATCATGTCTCTTTGCTCTTTTGCCATTAGTCAGGAATCTCCATCTCAAACGCTGTAGCCATTGCATCAAGATCCTCAGCTGTGGGATCTGCGGGCTTTTGGTTATCCCACTCTTCACTTGTGGTGATGGCGATGATCTCACCTCCATTATCTACGTGCCTTGCAATATGATCCGCAAGGTCGAGGGCGCCCTCGACGCGGATAGAGTCCGTGATCATTATTCCTTTTACTTTTACAACGATGTGTATCCATGTATTCATTACTTTGCTCCTTTGTTGTACCTTTATCTTATAGTGTCATTATACGATAGTCAAGTAATCTTTTGAGAAAATAAAAAGGCCGCATCATGCGGC